GGGTCGATGGCGGGGAAGCGCCGGCGTCGGTCGCGGTGGTCTGGAACACGTCCACCGCCGGCAGCGGCATGAGCCGGCTGACGCACCGGGCACGCCGGCCATGAGCATGGATGTGCGGGTGCTGGACGACATCACGGCTCGACTGATCCGTGCACCGCAGGTGATCGCGCGTGAGGTCGAGCTGACGGTCGTGGGTATCGCGCTCGACATGGAAGCGGGCGTCGTCGCCCACACGCCGGTCGGCGCGACCGGGCAGCTGCGCGGCAGCATCACGCACCAGATCAGTGGCAGCGGCATCGCGATGCAGGGGCGCGTCTTTTCGACCGACGTGCCGGTCAAGGTGGCGTCGGTCGAGCATGGCCGCGCGCCGGGCCGCATGCCGCCACTGGCGCCGATCGAGCTGTGGGTGCGACGCAAGCTGGGTGGGGACAGCGCGGCCGCGTACCTGATCGCGCGGGCGATTGGCCGGCGCGGGACCAATGGCGCGCAGATGTTCCACAAGGGCTATGAGGCGGGCTTGTCGAAGGCGCAGGCACGCATCGAGGCACTCAGAGCCGCGATCGCGAGGGCGCTGTGAGCTACGAAGCGATACGCGACAGCATCGTCGCGCGGCTCAACACGGTCGCCGATATCGGGGTGGTGAACGACTACCGCCGCGGCGTCGTGACCTACAGCGACTTCGCGTCGCGCTTCACCACGACGATCGGCGGCGTACAGCAGATTCGCGGCTGGGATGTGGCATGGGAGTCGAGCGCGTTCGACCCGGACACCTGGCTGAACGACGGCACGATGCGCCTGGCCGGGCAGCAGATCTATGTGGTGCGCGGCTACATGGGCGTCAACGATGCCGCCGCGACCGATAAGACCTTCTCGTCGCTGATCCGGCTGGTGTTGCGCGCCCTAGCGAGCTGTAAGGCGACGCTCGCACCGAAAGAGGCGCGGGTGCCGGTCATGCTGCGCTCGAATGCCTTCCTCAACTTCGAGGTACCGGGACTCGGCACGACGCTCGTGCAGCACTGCGAGATTGTGGTGCGGGTGCGCGACGAGGAGGTCGTCTGATGCACGCCGCTGCGTACCGCTTCGTCGCCGCGATGGTGCTCGACCACGAGTTGAACCGACCGGGCCTCGCGGTCTGCGAGCTGGGCAGTTACGACGTGAACGGCTCGGTGCGCGAGTTATTCGACCGCTGCGCGAGCTACACCGGCGTCGATACGCGGCCGGGACCGGGTGTGGATGTGGTGGCCGACGCGGGCCTCTTCAACGCAGACGAGCTGTACGACGTGGTGGTCACGACCGAAGTGCTTGAGCACTGCCCGCACTGGCAGCTGATCCTCAGCAACGCCTACGAGCTGCTGAAGCCGAGCGGCGTGCTGATCGTGACGGCGGCCGGGCCGGAACGCGCGCCACATGGCTGCGACGGCGGGCACGTTGGGGGCGAGCACTACGGCGGGATCGCCCCGCACGCGCTGCTGGATGCGCTGCGCTGCTTCGTCGAGGGCGGCGGCGCGGCGGTGGTGCAGGAGAACGAGTCAGTTGGCGACGTCTACGCGCTGGCACTGAAGGGTGACGACTGATGTCGCTGCTCGTGCACCAGGATCACCGCATGGCCGATGCACCGGTATCCGATCCGGCCAAGAAGCGCGTGATGGTGATCGCGCCGGGGCATCGCTTCTCGACCCGCGACGTGTATGAGAACGTCGTTAGCGGGCTCCAGCAACTGGATGACGTCGAGGTTTACGGCTTCCCGTTCCACGAACACGTTGAGGAACTGCTGCCGCTGGAGAAGATCTGGATCGACGAGGGGCGCGAGGACGCGGCTGCCGCGCTGATCCAAGTCGCATCCGACGCGGCCTTTCCGCGCGCGCTGGCGTTCCACCCTGACCTGATCATCTTCGTGACCGGCTACGTTTTCCCCCAGGCCGGTGCGGCGCTCTTGGGCGTGTATACGCGCACAGCCGTGATCTTGACCGAGTCGCCCTACCAATGGGAGACCGAGAGCCGCGTCTGTGGCTCGTTCAACTGGGTGTTCACCAACGAGCGCACGTCGGTACGACCGCTGCAGGCGGTGCGTGCGGTCTGGGGGCATCCGCACCCCGAGCGGGTGGCGTACCTGCCACACGGCTACGATCCAGCGCGGCATGCACCCCAGCCGATCATTCCTGATTACGCGAGCGACGTGTGTTTCATCGGCTCGCCGTTCCCCGAGCGCAAGACGCTCTTCGCTGGCGTCAACTGGGAGGGCATCACGACGCTGTTCCGTGGGCTGGACGCGCAGCCGAACGATGTCAGCACGGTCATGGATGCGAAGTACGGCTTCGTCGCCAACGACGAAGCGCACCGCTACTACGCATCGGCCAAGATCGTGATCAACCATCATCGCCAGATCCGCTACTACGGACACGACGAACAGATTGCGGCGGGCGAGGCTGAGTGTCTCAACCCGCGGGTGTACGAGCTGGCGGCCGCGCGGGTCTTCCAGATCTGCGACGACAGCCGGGTCGAATTGCGCGAGCTGTTTGGCGAATCGATCCCTACCTATCGCACGGGTGATAGCGCTGATCTGGAGCGCGTCATCCGCTACTACCTGGCGCATCCCCGCGAGCGGGAGCGGCTCGCGGCTGAGGCATACCGCCGCGTGCAGGACCACAGCGTCGTGCACCGGATGCGATTTCTCCTCGACACGGTCTTTCGAGGGCCGGAAAGGAACGAAGGGCTATGACAGTCACCACGATGGCGGGCGTCAACCAGATCCTGTACTTCGGGACTGGGTCGGCGTCGCCGGTCTCGGAAGGCACCGGCTTCAACATCAATGTGTCAACCCAGTTCGCTGACGACACGAGCTGGGGCGATGTGTTTCAGACGCAGAAGCCGACGATCATCCAGGCGACCTGCCAGATCATGAAGCACTACGACCACTCGGAGACGGCGCTGCGTGCGGCGCGCGATGCGCGTGCGCTGGGCAAGTTCTACTGGTACCCCGACCGCAGCGACACCAGCGGCTACATCTACTGGACCGGCTACGTGTCGGGCGGTGGTGTGTCGGCCGGCTCGCTCACGGGCATGGTCTCGCAGACCTACGACGTGGTCTTCGCGTCGCAGCCGACCTGGGTGTAGCAGCCGCTCAGCAACTGGGCTGAGCGATAGCACGATACGGGATGAGGGTCACGGATGCAGTTCCGCGTGGCAGCGAAGCCGGAACGGAAGCTCGACGTACCGAAGCCGCACAACAAGACGGCACGCAAGGTCGAGCTTCCCGACGGCGAACACTGGGTGGAGATCGCCGGCGGCTTCTCGCATGAGGAACGGCGCTTCAGTGCCTGGTGGTGGACCGAGGCCGACCGCATCGCCAAGATCGAGGATCCGGCCAAGCGCGAGGCCGAGGAGAACGACCTGAACGCCTACATGGCGTCGTTCTTCGGCACGCACATCACCAAACACAACCTGACCTACGCCGGTACGGATGACCCGCTGCCGGCCGATGGCTTCGATCTGTTCTGGGAGCTGTCGATCGACGATGCGCTGGGGATCATGCGGCGCATCACGCAGCCGCGTTCGTTCTTTGAAGACCCAAAAGCCGCGCCGAGTTCAGCGACTGGCTAACCAGCGGCCGGCTGCAGGAGCCGCCTGCACCGCCGCCGGCTGCATGGGCCACCTGGGATACGGCGCTGGAAGACCACCGCATGGCCGAGATCTACGGCTGGACGCTGCCGGAGATTGACGCACTGGGAGATGAGGGGCGGCAACGCGTGCGCTTCATGTGGGCGGTCTCCGCGATCTACAACGAGGCGCAGCAGTACCTCGACAAGTGGCAGAAGAACCAGGCGCAGTCGCAAGCAACGCTCACGCAGCTGCAGGCGACGCGCCGGTATGAGCGGTAGATAAGTGTCTGCTGGTAACTCAACGGTTGAAATTAAGATCACAGCCAGCAATTTGGCGGACCCGGCGCTGCAGCAGGTCATCGCCGAGCTGAAGGGCGTCGCGACGACGGCCGAGAGCGTGTCGACGCGCACGAAGGCGGCCGGCGCGAGCGTGCGCGAGATGGGCGCCGGCGTCGCGGCTGCCGCCAGCCAGTACAAGGGCATCGCCTCGCAGCTGCAGGACGCGGCGGCGAGAGCGGATGCCGCGAAGCGCGCGTTCTCGGAAGCGGCACAGGCGATCGGTGGCGACCAGCGGCTGGCAAACAGCATGTTTCCACAGCTCGCACGCGACGCGCAGCAGGCGGAGACCGAGCTACGCAACCTGCAGGCGTCAGCACGTGAGACGGTCGGCGTGCTGGATGAAGTCGGTACGGCAGCGCAGACCGGAGGCAGCGGCTTCCTGCAAATGGCCGGGTCGATTGGCAACGTCGTGACCGGCATCTGGGCCGGCTCGCAGATGGTGCTTGGCTTCGCGTCGAATGCTGGCCACGCCGCAATGTCGATCCTGTCGCTCAACGCCAACCTGGAGCAGACCCAGACGGCGTTCCGTCAGTTGCTCGGCTCGCAGACGGCCGCTGACCAATTTGTGAAGCAGCTACAGGACTTCGCGGCGCATACCCCATTCGAGTTCCCGCAGCTCTCGAAAGCGGCACAGCAGCTCATTGGCGTCGGCGTGGCAGCGAAAGATGTACTGCCGTATATGACGGCGATCGGCGATAGCGTATCGGCCTTCGGTGGCGGCGCCGAGCAGATCGACCAGGTCACGCGCGCCATCACTCAGATGCAGTCAAAGGGCCGCATCATGGCCGAAGAGATGATGCAGCTGACCGAGGCGCAAATTCCCGGCTGGCAAGCGCTGGCGAAAGCGACCGGGCTGACGGTCGCGCAACTGCAGGATCTCTCCAGCCAGGGCAAACTCGCGACCGACACCTATCTGCCGAAACTGATCTCCGGCCTGGAGACGCTCTACGCCGGCAACATGCAGGCGCAGTCGACGACCTTCAGTGGCCTGAAGTCAACGCTCGACGACATCGCGCGCATGACGATCGCCGACATCACCAAGCCGATGTTCGACCGCGCAGAAGCAGGCTTGCAGTCGCTGGTCGACACGGTGCAGTCGCCGGGCTTCCAGGAGGGGATGCAGCGCTGGGGCACGATCATCGACGATACCTTCGTCAAGATCGGCCATCTGGGACAGGCCGTTGCCGACCTGCCGGCAACGAAGGTGATTGAGCTGGTGGTCAAGACCACCGCGGAAGACCCCGGCCGCGTCGGTAGCGTCGCCGGCAACCTGATCGAAAACGCGCCGGTGATCGGACCGGCGGTCAACCTTGTCCAGAGCGGAATCGCGGCCGATCAGCAGATTCGCAAGTACAACGACGATCAGCGCGAAGCAGCCAAGCTGACCAACGAATGGGCCACAGCCTACCAGCGCTACATTGATTTGCACTCCCGCGATGAAGCGTTCATCGGGAATCAGGATGCGCTGAACCGCGAGGCCGAGGACTACGCGCACCAACAGGAACAGATCGCGCGCACGCTCGCAGACAGCGTACGGCAGGGCTCGGCGTGGCAGTGGGTTGTCGCGAACAACGTGCTGGTAGCGAAGCAGAACGCGCAGGCGCTGCTCGCGCTCAACACGTCCATGAGCGATCACACGCGCATGACCATCGCGGAAGCGCGCGAGCAATCCAGCCTCGTTACACAGTACACCGACGCGGGACGTGCCGCGCTGGCGGCCGGTTACGCCACCGGGCAGGCGTACGTGTCGTATGTGGACATGTACAACGCGGCGAAATCACTGCGGGAGACGCAGCAGGGGCTGGCACAGGCATACCAGAACGGTCTCGGCGCCATGAACGCGGCGCAGGCGTCTGGTGCACAGTACAAGAGCGAGCTGGATGCACTGACGGCCGCGCACGATGCGCTCATCGAAAAGAAAAAGGAAGGGCAGCCGCTCGACGAGCGCGAGCAGATGCTGCTCGATAAATACCCGCAGCTGTATGGCCGGTTACAGGGCGGGATTCGCGATGCGACGATCGGCGCGGGACTGTACGCGGCCGCCAACACCGAGGTGATGCTGGCGCAAGACGATCTCAACGACGCCATCAACCGCGGCGAGAAGAACCTGGGACCATACCAGCAGCGCTTGCGTGACGCGCAGAAGCTCGCCGGCGACAGCGAGTTCGCCGATCCAATGACCACCAGCCTCAACAGCCTGGCGGGAACTGTCGACACCGTGCTGGTGCCGGCGCTGAACAGCCTGCGTGATGTGATCCAGCAGCTCGACGGGCGCTCCTTCACAATCACCGGCAAAGTCGTCGTCGATGATTCGGCGCTCGGTGCGTTCTTCAGTGGCGTGGGTGGTGGCGGGATCGGCGTTGGCCTGACGGCGGCCGGCCCTGGTGACACCTACACCGCGCCAGGTGCCGGCCAGCACAACGCGACCGGTGGGACGCCTCCACCCCCAGCCAACGCGGGCGGTAGCGCACGTGGTATGGCGAATTCGCTGCTGAGTGGCGTCGATACAGCGGCGTTCCCGCGACTTGGGCCGGCGGCGAATGCCAGCGGTCCACTGGGGCCGGCGCCGGGACCGGATTTCACGCAGCCAACGCAGCAGGCGCACGATGCGACCGCCGAGATTACGCGGCAGATGGGCGATGCCTCGCAGCAGTTCAGCGAGGACTACTTGAACCATCTGAAAACGTACACCGATGCGGCCAAAGGGGCGCTCGACCTGTACGAGCAGGCCGCCAAGCTGGCGAGTGACAGCACGATCCAGTCGGTGCAGTTGACCGACAGCCTGCGTGCCAGCGTTGGGAACCTGCAGGCGATCGCCGATTTCGCTACCAGCTCGACCGGCGACAGCGCGGCCAAATTCGACGGTGACTACCTCGACCACTTGAAGGCGTACACCGACGCGGCCAAAGGGGCGGTCGATCTGTTGTCGACGACGCTGCAATTCACCAAGGACATGGGTGACACGGTCGTTGAATTCGGGGATTGGCAGCGCAAGAACGTCGGCAACCTCAAGTTCATCGCGGAAGAGGCGACCAGAAGCACCGGCGACAGCGCGCAGCTGTTCGGCGGCGGCTACCTGACGCAACTGAAGTTCTACACCGACGCGGCCAAGGGGGCCGTCGAGCTGGAGAGCAGCACGCTGCAGTTCGTCAAGGATATGGGCGATACGGTTGTCCAGTTCGGCGACTGGCAAAAGCGCAACGTCGCCAACCTGAAATTCATCGCGGAGTTCTCGGCCCGGAGTGTGGGCGATTCGGCCGCCATGTTCGATGGGCCGTACCTGACGCATCTAAAGGACTATGCGGACGCAGCGAAGGGGGCAATCGAGGTCGAGAGTGGCGCGCTGCAACTGGTGAAGGACATGGGCGATACCGTCGTCCTGTTCGGCGACTGGCAGCGCAGCAACCTGGCGAACCTGAAGTTCATCGCCGAGTTCTCGACGCGCTCGGTGGGTGACAGCGCCGCGATGTTCAGCGGGCCGTACCTCACCAACATCAAGGCGTACACCGATGCCGCCGGCGCGGCGCTGCAGCTGCTCTCCAGCACGCTCGATCTGCTGGATGCAATCCGCTCCAAGAGCGGCGCGATGGTGCTGGCGCAGACCGATATGACCGGCAGCTTCCGGGCGCTGGCGACGCAGGCACACGACGCGACGCAAGCGGTTGGCGATAGCTCCGATACGTGGTCGGAGAAGCTGTATCCCAACCTGAAGGATTTCACCGATCGCGCCGGCGCCAGCCTGCAGTTGGTGAGCAGCACGCTCGATCTCGTGACCGCGATCTCCCAACAGGGGAAGTCGCTGGCACTGGCGCAGACCGATCTGACGGGAACCTTCACGGCACTGACCCATCAGGCGCACACCGCCGCGACCGCTGTGGGCGATAGCTCGAAGACCTGGGACAGCAGCCTGTACCCGAACCTCAAGGACTTCAACGACGCGGCATCGTCGAGCCTGTCACTGCTGGGTAATGTCGTCACGCTGCTCGGATCGATCCATGACGCCAGCAAGGGAACGCTCGATCTCGCCGGCGACGAAACGGCGCTGTTCACGATGCTGGCCGGCGTCAGTCGCCAGGCAGCCGACCAGGTGGATTCCGCGGCGCATGGCTGGGACGCCGATGTCAACCAGGGGATCACCGATTTCTCGGACGCGGCCGGCAAGAGCGTGACGTTGTTGGGCAATGTCATCGAGCTGCTGAAGGCGGTCCACGATCCCGACTTCGATCCGGCAGTGTTTGGCCAGGACCTGGCCACTCTCTTCACGAATCTGCGGCTTGTCGCGTCCACGGCGGCCGACCAGGTGAAGGTTGCCGGTGATACCTGGGACTCGGATGTCAATCAGGGTATCACCGATTTCACCGATGCCGCCGGCAAGAGCCTTGGGCTGCTCTCCAGCACCGTGACAACGCTGAAGGACATCGCCAGCCTGCCGGATTCATTCCCGGATGTCAGCACGCTGGCGGGCCGGCTGGTCGCGGATGCGGTCACGATCAACCAGGCCGTCGGTGACGCGGAGAAGCAGTGGGAAGCGCTCGTCGCCAAGGACGATGCCATCCCGATGGATGCGATCTCCAAGTGGGCTGACGGCGCCGGCAAGGCGGTCTCGCTGGTGGGGGATGTGGCCGGCGCCTACAAGGCGATGGCGGATGAGTCGTCGCTGACGCAGCGTAGCGTGCAGGTGTTTGAGCACAACTGGGAGGTCATCCTGGCGATGCTCCCCGACCTGGTCGAAAAGAGCAAGCCATACCTGGAGGACGCCAAGCAGTTCAAGTCGATCGCCGAGATGATCGCCAAGGAGTTCAACGACGCAAAATCGGCGATTGAATCAGTCTCGGGTCCATCGTCATCGTCGTCCGGCGGCAACGGCGGCGGTGGAGGCGGCGGTGCCGCGGCAGCAATGCTTTCGAAGTACGAAGCTGGACCAGGATGGGGGGCACCGCCAACGGGTCTTGCGATGACGGCCAAGCACCGCCTCTCGTTCAACGAGTTCCTGGCGCAGACATTGGGCTGGTCGACCGATACGCAGCGTGTGCTCAACAACAAGACGATCGAAGTGCATCACACGATCGATACCAGCGCGCTGAATCAAGCGATCCAGTACCAGGCATCGCTCCTGAAGCCGAAATACGACGCGCAGGGGCGGCCGAACCAGCCGCTCGACCGCACCTACGCTGACGAGTTTCTGAGCCTCTTGCAGATCATGCAGGCGAATTCCGACGTGTTCAACAAGGGCCAGCAGAGCTTGATCGTTGAGGGCCTGAAGCGCCAGCTCGGGCAGCTTGGGCTCACCAATGACGCGGCACTCGGCCGTGCGCTGTTCGGCTCGATGGGGCTGACGCCTGAGACGCTCAAGCACATGGGGCTGGACAAGAAGACGATCGACGATCTCACCTCCAGCATGGGGCAATCGTTCCTGAACGGGACGGCCAATCCGGTGGCAGATGCGACGGGGACGGCGGTCTCTGACGCGCTGACGGCCGGCATGCAGCCATTCGCGGACACGGTCGGCTCGTCGGTGCATGACGCGGCCTACACGGCGATCCATGACGTTGCGCACATCCAGGCGCGCGTGATCGCCGATACGGTCGGGCCGGTGATCGATCGGGCCTTCGATCGCGGTGTGCGCAATCTCGCGACGCAGCTGGCGTCGGCGGCGACGTAGGAGGACGGTGTGAGCGCTGCAGCAGCCACCACCCACACCGTCTGGCTCTCAGTTGGTGACGGACAGACCGCCGATTATCTGACACTTTCCGACTGCGTCAACTTCAAGGTACGCGAGCCGGGCATCGCCTGGCCGACACCCGACGACAGCGCCACCGAACGCGAACTGCAGCTGCCGCTATCGCTCTACGGCGAGACGCCGGATGCACTCGTGGCCAACCGGCGCGCGATCGAGACGAAGCTGCGACAGGCGGGGAAAGCGCGTGGGCCGCACGGTATCGGCCCACGCGTCACGCTGGGCGTGCGCCTCGCCGGCGTGAGCTACCCGGTGTTTTTCGACGTGAAGCGCGGCGGGTTGAAGCTCGACACGATCAAGACGGCCGACGGCTGGATCCAGGCAACGCTCTTCCTGACGTGTGAAGCGGATGCGCGCGGCGCCGCTATCAACGTCGCGAACCTGTTGACCTATACCGACGATGCCGGGGCGAGTGCCTGGGTGACGACGAGTGTGACGGTCACGGCGGATGACGCGACGGCGCCGGATGGGTCCACGACGGCCGACACGCTTGCCCCTGGTGCCAGCAACAGCAGCATGTACCAGCAGGTGGCAGGACTGACGGCCAGTACGAGCTATGCCTTCAGCGTCTGGCTGCGCTCGGCTGCGACACCGTTCAGCATCGAGCTGGGGCTGTACACGAGTGGCGGTGTGCTGATCGCATCGCGCAGCGTCGCGGTGGGCACCCAGTGGCAGCGCGTGTTCATCGCGGCCGACGTGGGCGCCAACACGACGGTGCGCTGTCAGCTCGGCGGCAACAGCAGCTGGGCGACGGGAGAGACGTTGCGTTTTTGGGGCGCACAGCTGGAGCCGGGCGCGTCTCCCAGCCCGGTGCATCTGCGCGTGGCGACAGTCGCGGCACCACTGAACGGCGATCAGGGCTGGTTCCTGTACGGCATTCCGGGTGATGTGCCGGCGACGCTGCAGCTGACGGTGGTGGATGCGTCCAGCGGCGGCAAAGCGCTCAATGGGTTGCTTGTCGGGGCGCGATCGGGCGACGACCTGCGCATCGGCGATTACACGCCGGTGATCGCGCTCGGCGCCGGCGCGAACGGCACGAGCAACAGTGACGCGCTGGCGTACGGCGGGGAGACGAACAACGGCACCCTCACTGTTGCCGGCGGGTCCACCTGGAAAGAGCTGGCGTATGCCGCGCTGCCGGATGTGCCCTACAACCGCGGGCGCTTCGATATACGCGCACGATTGACCGACACGGTCACGAACCAGCCGGCGCCGGGCACGCCAAGCGGCACGGTCACGCCGGGCAGCGACGTCGCGACCGCGGTACTCGCGGTGGGCCGCAAGGGGCGCGGCGCGACCGCTGGCGGGACGAGCGTGACGGTCAACCTGGGCGGCAGCACAACGGCTGGTAGCACGCTGATCGCTTTCGTCTACTGCGACGGCTTCGGCAATCAAAACGCGACGGCGACCAACTGGGTCAACGAGGGCATCAAGACCTTCCAGGCGGCCGACAGCGGCACGAACGTCATTCAGCTTTTGAAGTACGAGAACGCGCCGTCGCTGTCGTCCGTGACCTTCACCGTGGTCGCAAGCGGTGCCGGCAGCCCGCAGACGCGCATCGACGTGTACGAGATCAAGAACACCGTCACGGCGGGCAGCATCGGCCAGATCGACTACGACCTGTCGCTCAATGATCCGGGCGCGAGCTGGGAAACGACGTCGTCGCCGGGACAACTGGCGTTCGGCGTGTGGGGTGCCGAGGACTCGGGCACGTCGGCCGCCGAGTGGAGCAACGGCTTTACCGAGATCTCGGACGCCAGTGGGACGGTCTCGGCCAGCAAGCTGATCGACGCCAAGGGTGGCGATGCCAGTACGAAAGGCATCGGCAGCGCGCCGGTGCAATGGGCCGGTTGGCGGCTGACCTTCCTGGCGCCGACGACGGCCGGCACCGACAGCGCCGGCAAGCTGGCGCCGATGTCGCTGGTGGCAAAAGTGGCGGCGGTCGACTACGGCGGGACGGTCAGCACGCCGTCGGGCGCGAGCGCGCCGGTCGCGGTGT